AAACCCACCTGTACGTCTGTTGATATAAGCTGAGTCACCGGTAGATAGAGATTTGTTTTGTAGGCTCTTGGCAATTGCGTCTGTCAAATCTCCATCGCCTGTAATCCTTAGCTCTACTGGAGGGATGTACACGTCAGTGTTTAAGGGGTTGCCCTGTCCGTAGGTAAAGTTTCCAGTTGGCACTGTTCCAAAGTTTGTATCAGGGAATGAAGCGCCCGGAGTATTGTTGCCGCCCATTGAGTAACCTGGAGACCATGGCTGACCAATAGGCACTCCACTCACGCTCACGTTATTAGCAGCCGAAGCTGTCGCAGGAGCAAGGTTAGGCATCTTAAGGCTGTTAAGTTTATCTTGGAATTTGATAATCCACTCATCTAGGAAAGCAAAAGGATTCTTTATCTTTGCATCACCGATAGAAAGGAAGTATTGATACAACCCGCCTGTCTTGTCCTGAGCCATGAGAATATCTTTGGTCAGTTTGGTTGCCAAGTCTGCGTTGCCATTAAGAATAGCGGCCTGAGCTTCTAGGCGTTTGCGGTCGGTCTCTGACACGTCGCGGCGAAGGGCTGCAAGGATTTGGATTTGGTCAATGTCGAAAACTGTTCCAGCCTTCTTGAGAGCAGCTTGTTTCTTCTGCTCATCTGTCATTTTCTTAAGCGTGGTCATTTGCTGCTTGTAGAGCTTAGCCTGACGCGCTTCAATCTCTTTAAGTTTTGCGTCATTAGCCATTGACTGTCTGAATAGCTCTTGGCCTGTTGGTGCAGCTGGGGCAGTTTGATTTTCTCGCGGTGTGCTAAAGCCAAGATAGGCTTGCCCGAAAGCTGCTACTGCCTTCTTGAGAGTATCTGCCATCTCGACAAGACCAAGACCAAAAGCGTCAATCAAGAATCCAAGGCGGCGCGCTCCTGAGGATTGGTCGCCCGATGCACCGGCTAAAGTAAAGAGCGCCTTGCCAGCATTCTCTTGCAGGTTATTCCAGGCTAGTGAAACGATACCTAGTTGCCCCGCATAGCTGGTTAAATATGCCGCGCTTGAACCTGTGAACTTGCTATTGAGAATATCCTGGAGTTCCGCAAAGTCTTTTGTTTCGAGCTGAGCCTGTGTTAATCCAAGAGAATACTTGCGAAGGGAACGAGTCTGTCCGTAATACGCTTTAGCTAAATCTTCCGAGACTGTACTCAATGACTCAGTTGAACCGCGTGAGACTTCTATCGCTGTGTTAAGGATTGATTGAGATTGAGCAATTGAGCCGGTTTGTTGCAAAAGTCTCTGAAAGGCCGGGCGAAGCTCGTCGTCTGCAACCTTAGTAGTGCGCTCAAGATTTGAGATGTAGTCAGTGATATAAGGGTTAGCAAACTCAAGCCCTAGATTCTTGACCGCTACTGTAAGCTTAGTCGCTGCCGCTTCATCTGCCACGAATGCGTTGAGGGAAACCTTAGCAAAGCGTCCAATTGCTACTGTTCCAAGGCTTATGCCAATGCCGCGACCCAGCTTGGCAACTTGCTTCTCTAGTCTCTGAGCGGCTGTAGTGGCTTGCTTAAAGGCTGCCTTGCCTGTGAATTCTGCCGCAATGTTAATGGCTACGTTACTCATGCGGCTCTCCTAATATCTACCATTTCGGTGCGTTTGTTAAATTTAGCGTTTGTGTTTTCAATCGCCTTGAATACAGAAGCGTTGGCTTTACCCTGGGTCTTAGCCCAGGCTCTAAAAATCAAACGCCCTGTGTTTTTCTTTGAGCCATAGAGCTGGCCTAGATTAGAGATAAACTGGTTGCCCGCATAGCGATTGACTGAGCGAGAGACTCCATTGGAAGTACCGCCCGCGCTCGGGCCGACCCAATCCTGTCCTTGTCCATTCTTGCGTCCGGCTGTTTCGTAGATAGCTCCGGCAGCTGATTTGTTTTGAATGCGAATCGTATTAACAAATCCTCGAGCGTTTGGCTTGCTTGGAGTTGTCTTGTAAATGATGCCGCGCTTAATCTCCGAAGCATCATAAATAGGAAATGAACCTTTGCGAAACATTGAAGTTGCGCTTGTAATAGTTCGGCTCTGAGATGAACGCCAACCTCTCATTGGAGATTGCGAAGGGACATAACCGCGGGCAGTGCCGACAATAGGCTTGAGTACAACGCCAAGCTCTCGGGTTAATTCCTTAGCCAAGTCCGGGGCATACTCGTTCAACGCTTTACGAAGTGCGACCGCGCCGACCACTTCTGTAGGCATTTTCCCGCTCCTTCGCTAAGTCTTTCAATACTTCCATGTGCGCCTTAAAATCCATCGGTGAGAGTTCAATGATGGAGCTGAACGGCACTCCGTACTCATAGCTTAGGCGCGCTGCTAAGTACGATATTGAGTGCCGGTCAACTACAAAGGGTCAGACTCTAGAACCTCAACTGACTTGAGTGTCTCGAGAAACCCCTCACCAAATGGTTTGACTGTTTCGCCCGAACGCCTAATTGCGTCCCAACAAAGCCAGTAGACCGAAGTCTGCATTTGGTCTTCAATCATCGCTTTCATGAAGCCCTTTTTGGCGTATTGTTCAAAGCTCCATTCAAGAATAGGAGTAATTTCGTACTCTGTAACTTGTCCGTCTGCCCTTGTAACTTTTAACTTTGCCATTTTTTAGCCCTTTCGATTTGTTACCAAGTACCGGTTGATGCCTTGGTTGGAACTGACTGGCATGGGAAGGTGACGCTCATGCTTTGAATGTCTCCGACAGCTCCGTTGATTGGCTGAATGCCGTTCACGAACACTGTACCTGAGTAAAGAATGTTTGTCGCGCTTATTGCCGCTTGGTCATCCTGAATAGCCTTGAAGAATGCTGTCTGTCCTACTAGACCATTGAGAGTCTGTAGGCTTGCAGATGTAGCTGGGTCGATGAGCAGGTCGATGGTCAATGAACCTGAATACAGGCCTGCCACTACCTTGTGAGATGAATCACCCATCGCGGTGACCTCAAGAGTGTCGTATGTGTCGTCAAACGAGAAGGATGTTACCCAATCGCTCAAGTCGATGTTTGCTGGTGAAGATGAGCCAATCTTAAAGCCCACCTTATTGTTCATGCCTACTGCCATTTATTATTCCTCATCTTTCTTTGTGGATGGCTTTGTTTTTGTCTCTTCTGTCACTTGGCCAATCTTGATTAAGAATGCCAAATCCTCGTCTTTTTCTACTGACATGCTAGCTCCATTCCGTAAAAATGCTCAAAGCAATATCGCATGTGAGCAAATCGCCTGTTTGTGATTCATACACCGATGGGATGCTGACTGACCCAATTCGGAATTTTAAAGATGATGCAGCAATCTTTGTCATCACTGCAACAATCATGTCCTCAAGCCCTGCAAGGTTCCCCTGGTTATCCATGAGCGGTACAAAAAGAGCCAAGCGAAAATTTGCCATCGGAGCAATAGAAATCTCCTGGTTATTCGTAGGAGTGATGTAGGGGTCTGCCGGATTAATTGTGACACTATTGGCAATCGGGGTCGCTGGAGGAAAACTAAAAATGCTGTATTTAGTGTTATCAACTAGAGCGGTTGCGATGGTGGTGCGCAGTGTCGTGATGGCTGCCATTTACCCCACCATTGAGCGCGGGTCAAGATAAGGCGCGATGAGTCCGCGAACTCTTGCCACCAACGTGTTACTCATTGTAAAAGGATTTGGGCTGTAGCCATCGACAGATGACCCTGAGCCGGTAGGGGCTTGCCTTGCCTGCCAAATTGCTTCTGCAATTAAAAGAGCAGCTGTCTGCACTGCTGGGATTGTTGCGTAATCAACATAGGTATCCGCTGCAATAGTCCCATAAGGGTTGATTGGATGCTTAGGGTTGTCATGTGTATGTGTAGTAGTTACTTGAACAAAATCAATGCCAACCGCTGTTATTGTTTTAGTGCCGTTGTATTTTTGTCCCACATTTGAAATAGTAATCGATTGCCCTACATAAAAAGCTAAAGCATCCTGGACATAGAGAGTCCCTGTTGTCCCTTTGTTTCCATGAGCAATGATAGAAGTCGTGTTAGTCCATAGAAAGGGCAACAACACATTGTCAGCGGCATCGCAGACTTCTTGGAGCGTAGCGTCCGGATATAAGCTTCCAACGCCAAGCGCGCTCTTAAGTTCTGCAACTGTCGTGAGTGCCATTTGTTATCCTTTCTAAAGACTGGGAGAGACACAAGGGCTCGAGTGTCCCTCCCAGCGACTTAGGGTGTGAAGGTTATGCAACCATCCACTTGTATGCGCCCGCTGCAACCTTAGTTGCAATCGCACCAAAACCATTGTAAGACACAGAAATCTGACCTGTTGAAATGGTGTTTGATTCAAGTGTGAATGTTGGGCTTTCGTACCATGTGTAAGACTCAGGAGCAACAACAATCATTGTGCCATCGCCAGTGCCTGATAGTGAGCGTGATACATAGAGGTTGAGTCCATGTACGTTACCGCGGACACCTGTTGGTGTTAGGTTTGCAGATGCGTTCTGTGGATTGATTGTCTGAACGTATAGAGGGCGGTTTGAGCCATCTACGAGTCCCATGATTGCGCCCCACTGCTCAGGAGATACAACAAGGTTTGTTGCAAATCCAAGAGTGTTTGTGTACACAGATACAGCTGCATCTGAAATGAAGTCAAGAAGGTTAGCCGCTGTAAGTGTGCGGTTTCCACCATCTGTTGCCCCGGCTGCTACAGCTGTTCCGACTGCTGCGTTTGTTGCCTTTGCATAAGCAAACTCCATCTGACGTACAAGCTCCGCATAGAACGCAGGGCTAGAGCGGTAGAGCAACTCTGCCGAGAATGTTTGCTGGCCTGAGTACTTCTTTACAGAAACGCTCAAGAAGGAATCGTTGAGGTCTTGTTCAGCTGGTGCTGCTCCTTCTGCTGTTTCTGCAACAGTTGGAACTTGAGTAATCTTAGGAATTTCAAATGTCATTCCAGCGTCAGGAAGTGTGCCGCGTGAAATTGCATCAATGAAAGGGCGGTCAGCGTTTGAAAGTGGGTTAATCACTTCGGTGAGCTGGCGTGTAGGGATGAGACCTGCGTTGTCAGTTGTATCTGCCGCAAAAGCGAGATACTGACGAGCTTCGTCATCATGAAGGACAGAAGCACGAATTGAGTTTTCTAGGTACTTCTCTTTTGTTAGTTCGAAACGTGGCTTTGAATATGCCATCGCTGTTACAGTAGGACGAGCAGCTTCCACAGCCGCAGCTTCTACTGATGGTGCTTCAACTGTAGGTGTGTTTTCCACTTCTACTGTCTCGCTTTCTGTAGTTGGTTGGGTTTCTTCAATGACAGTTTCTTCTTTCGATTCTTCTGCCAATACTGAGGTGACAGCTGCGCTTTTGAATGCGGCTGCCTGGACGAGCGATACTTCTTTGAGCAATGCGCTTGTGACGTGAATCACGCCATCGACAATCTTAGACTTGATAACTTCTACGCCAACAGATAGACCTGCGCGCAATTCATCAGCTGCTTCAGCTAGCGCATCTGACGCACGCTGTGTCTTGCTCAGTTTGAAGCTAGCAACCATTTCGTCTTCAGATGCCTGAATCATTTGTGACCAGCCCAGGGGTTTCTTTGCGTCATGCTCAAGAAGAAGCTTTACGCGACCGGACTCAGGAAGTTCAATTGAGCCGGACTCGAAAATAACTTTGCCGGCTGAGGTGTAACCAATTTCATTATTGAATGGAACAATCTTGCCGGTGATTGTGCGGCTTGCTTCGTCTGCAACTAAGTCCGCTGAAAATGTCAATAGTTCGCTCATGAAAGCATCCCATCTCTTCCGTTTGGTGTTAGGTCTGTCATCTCCATGGCTTGCTCTGACGTAATCAGTTCAAGCGATAGAAGCTTCTCAATTACTGCCAACTCATCGAGTGGGTTGTGACGCAGGAATGTATCCGCTACCGCAAAGCGCACAATGTTTTGACTGTTGGTTATGTCATTCATGCTGAGGCGGTCTTCGATAGCGGAAATGTAAGGCTGTAGAGATAACGCAACAAATTGCTTGCGTTCATCTTGAATATTTGAATATGTCATTGAAGTATTTTGGTCAGCAGACAAAAGGTAGCTAGGGACGTTCATTAATCTACTGATTTCGGTGCTGAGGTTTTGGATTGCTTCGTTGTAGAGCATATCCTTAGGTGAAAAGCCAACCGCCTCATACGATAAAGTTGAAGTGAGATACGCAGTGGACCTCTGTTGTCTAGCGGTGCGCCAAGCTGCAAGCAATGATTGAACTTCTGCCGGTGGTAAATCTGCTCCATTATTTTTCAAGTAGCCCGACATCATCGGAGTCGATGCACCTACACGTGCAGCATTCTGCACGTCAATCGCTGCACGAATTGTTGAACCGCCGCGGGTCAAGATACCTTCGTCAAATGCTTGGAATGTAACTAATGAACCAAGGCCATCCATCGGCACTGTAGTTCCGTCAACCGCGTAAGACTTAACGTAATTGTTTAACGCATCTAATTGAATTGAAACGCGTGAGTTTGCAATCCATTCAAAGCGAGCAGGTCGATTGTCCTCTAAATAGGTTTCGACAACGCGCCAATATGAAACGCCAAACATGATAAGGCTGTCCACTGTCCATGCAATTGTGACGGAACGTGGCTGTGAGTAGGAAGGTTGGTCTAACCAAAGAGGTTTTCCTAATTCTTCACCTGTTGACTTCTTGTAAAGCTCCATGGGGATTGAAGCAATAGTCCCGGCAATAAGATTGCGACAACGAGCGACAGATGGAACTGTCATAGCTTCATTGCGGGTTACAGCTGTTAAATTTAGAGGATTAGGAACAAAGAATCTATCGCCTAGAACCTGAGGAGCGGCTTGCGCTTCAATCTTGCGTGAAAAGAGACCCATAGGTTGCAATTATACAGCACACATGCGTCATTCGGTGTATATGGCGGCAGTCTGTTGCGGTTGCATAAGTTTTGACACAATCATTGCAATGCTGATGGGCGCGCTAATGTCGCCAGCTGATTTGCGCTTGATGATTCTCCACGCTGAGTCCGAAACTTTTGCAGCCACGTTTTCAAACTGCTCAATCAAAGCTCTCTGACCATTGTGAACCATTCTTTGATTGACTACAGCGTCAAGAAGGTCGCCACAAGCTCTGTAGAACTGTTGACCGCTGCAATCTTCCACAACCTGACCAGCATTGGCCAGTCTGTCGGCAATTGACTGGGTGGCGTATTTGTCAAACATAATCTGACGCGGGCGGTACAAATCGCACCATCCTTTTATCTCAGCTGCGACTTTAAGGTCATCGATAGCCACCTGAGACTCCCACGATTGCAAGATGCCTACACCGATGCGACCATCAGGAAGGACTTGCGCTGCGCAAAGACTTGCGTGGCGTTTGCTAGGGCTTACGTCAAAGCCAAACACTGTGTAACCGCCCGGATTAATCTCAAGCGTCGAATCTGAGCAATCTTCAATTGAGCCCGGTGGGAATGGTGATTGCAAACTGGAAACCCATAAACACAATAGCTCTGTCATAATGCTTTCATGGCTTGAGGTTGAGATGCTTTCCTCAATGGCTTCTTTGCTGACGAAATGACCTAGTGCTGGATTGGCACAAGCTACGCCTTCCCAAAATGCTTTGCTGTTGAGGTCAATTTTGAGCATCGTTGGGGCTGAATATTCGTAATAGCCAAAAGTCTTAGGAGGATTCTCATAGGCCCTAGCTTTCAGCTCGTTCAGTGGCTCGGAAAACGCATCACCGGCATTGCTAGTCCAAAAGGTTTGACCATCTGTAGCTCTCGTCGTTGGTGTGATAGCAGTGAACGCTTCATTCGACCATTCGCGTAACTCATCCCCCCAGGTGAAATGACTGGTACGTCCGCGCGAGCCGTCCCTCGTCGCTGCGACTACATCCAGGCGACCGCCACCAAACTCAGGCAGTAGCTCAATTGACTCAGTGCCATTGGCATAGCGAATTGCTTTGATTTGGCAGTTAAGCCATTCATTGCCCTCAATCAAATAGGCCATCTCTCGGAATGAGACCAAGGCCATCGCTCTATTTGAGGAAGCTATCAATATGCGATTGCTCTTAAAGAGGAAGAGGTGAGCTAGGCACATGATTCGGCCTAAATGGCTCTTTCCGGACTGCCTGGCTACTAACAGCAACCCAGTGCGTCTGATGAACTTGTCCTTGCCATCGATTGCAAAAAAGTCTTTGACGATTAGCTCTTGCCAGGGCATGAGTGGTTGCCCAAGTTTCTTAGCGAACTCAATTACCTCATCGCCGCGGGTTTTGCCCTTGAGAAGTGGGCTGTGAACCCTTGGCTTGATTGACCCCCTGATGGCTTTGATTGTCTTGGCTGGCATCGGGTTAATTCATTGCGGGTTTGGTTTGAAACGGACTGTCTTGGTGAATTTTTGACTGCGTTGGGGAGGGATTGCCAGGAAAGACAACGGGGGTAGCCCTCCTACCTAAAAAAACCGCCTGTGAGCGTGAGCCTTTAGCACTGTTACACGACTTGCAACAGGCCACAGCGTTCTCGTAGCTGAGGGCCAGGTCAGGTGCTTGACTCACTGGCACAATGTGGTCAAGAGTATCGGCTGGGTTGTGGCAATAGTGACACTGATACTGGTCACGACTTAACACCTTGAGCCTAAATGCTTTGTAGTCCCTACTTAAGCGCGGGTCACCCTTCTTGCTACTCATTGCCAACCCTTGCGCTCAAGATGATTGAGTGCAGCACAATAGTTAGGGACTTCATCATTGTAAGAGTCTAGCCCATAACG